CAGTCAGAAACAATTACAGAGGAATTGGAAAATACTGAGAAAGAACAAGATAGTTCAGAATCAAGTGTTGATCCAGTTATGAGTAAGTATGCTTCTGCATTAACTCGTTTAAACAAATAACATTTTTAGGAGATTACAAAAAATGTATCTAGCTGAAGGACTACAACAAAAGTGGGCTCCGGTCTTAGAGCATCCAGATATGCCCAAGATTAAAGACCCATACCGAAAAGCGGTTACCGCCGTTCTTTTGGAAAACCAAGAAAAAGCCATGGCAGAGCAGGCAGCTGCAGAAGGTCGCGGCTCTTTGATGGAAGCAGCAACTTCATTGACATCACTTGCACCAACAGCAAGTTCGTCTGGTGGAGTACAATATCAAGACCCAGTTTTAATTTCCATGATTCGTCGCGCAATGCCTAATTTAGTTGCTTATGATGTTTGTGGTGTTCAACCAATGACAGGGCCTACAGGACTTATTTTTGCAATGCGTCCTCGTTACGATTCACAAGGTGGTGCTGAAGCCATGTACTCAGAACCAGAATCCACACATTCTGGTGATGCTGGAGATGATATGGTCAGCTCCGGAGCAGGTGCACAAGCAGCAGCTCAGGGTGGAACATACACTGCAGTATTAGGTGTAGGTAACTCAACGGCAACTGCTGAAACTTTCGGTCTTACTGGAACCTCTGGTACAGCTGCTGAAGATTTCCAGCAAATGTCATTCTCAATTGACCGTGTAACTGTTACAGCTAAGACACGTGCACTCAAGGGTGAGTACTCGATGGAATTGGCACAGGATCTTAAAGCCGTTCACGGTTTGGATGCTGAAACAGAACTCGCTAACATTCTCTCACAAGAGATTTTGGCAGAGATTAACCGCGAAGTTATCCGTACCATTTATTTTGGTGCAGAGCACGGAGCACAACACAATACATCAACAGCTGGTGTGTTTGACCTTGATGTTGACTCTAATGGACGCTGGTCTGTTGAGAAATTCAAAGGTCTGATGTTCCAAGTAGAACGTGATGCAAATGCAATCGCAAAGTCAACACGTCGCGGAAAAGGTAACATCATAATCACATCTTCAGACGTTGCTTCTGCTCTAGCCATGGGTGGAATGATGGACGGAGCTGGTGTTGATGACACAGGTAACACTTTCGTTGGAACACTTAACGGCCGTTACAAAGTTTATGTTGATCCATATTTCAGTGCATCAGCAACTAACTTTGTCTGTATAGGTTACAAAGGTTCATCTGCTTATGATGCAGGTATTTTCTACTGTCCTTACGTTCCATTACAAATGGTTCGTGCGGTTGGTGAAAGTTCCTTTCAACCAAAAATTGGTTTCAAAACTCGTTACGGAATCGTATCCAATCCATTTGGACACAGCGATGGTGACGGAACAATTGACGCCAATGGTAACTACTACTACAGATTGGTCAGAGTTGATAATCTGATGTAAGTTAAGTCTTTAGGGGTAATAACTCCTAAAGAACGTGAGAAGGGTGATTACTTAATTGTAGTCACCCTTTTTTTTTGTCCTAACTAAATATTACAGAAAGGATATTCCATTTATGTCTGTATTACAAGATCAACCAATCAATACTAGTTTTTTAAGTCCTATTGGATTTAAATTTCAACTTAACAATTTTCCAGCAGTAAACTACTTTTGTCAGTCTGCTACTTTGCCTGGGATTTCAATATCTGCTATTGATGTTCCTACACCATTAAAAACTATAGCAATGGCTGGGGATGAAGTTACTTTTGAAGAGTTGTCAATAAAATTCATAGTAGATGAAAATATGAAAAATTGGTTATCAATTTATGATTGGATTATCGGACTTGGATTTCCAACAGAAGAAGGTCAAGCAAAATATAAAAAATTAACAGAAACTTCAGAATTGACTACTGACGCAACTTTAACTGTATTGACCAGTAATATGAATCCACAGATAAATTTTGTGTTTAGAGAATGTTTCCCATTAAGTCTTTCTTCAATTGCATTTGATAGTGGTGGAACAGATATAGATTATGTTACTGCAGATGTTTCTTTTCGTTATGATGTTTATACAGTTGAAAACCTACTCAACAATGACCCATCATACGAAGGAAAACCAGTTTAATTATTATTTAAGGAGGTGATTTGAAACTTGAAGATATTCAAGAACTTTGGCATAGAGATCGTGAAATTGATTATACAGAACTGGGTACAGAATCCATTCGTATCCCACTAATTCACGACAAATATCTTAAAATTTTTACTGATGAACGAATCAGACTGAAAGGGTTTGAGTTTGAACTATCTAAAATAGTTCGGGCTAAGACTGAGTACTATTCTGGTAAAATGTCTCAAGAAGAACTTGAACGGCGTGGCTGGGAACAATATTTGGGAAGACTTCTCAAGAATGAAATAGCTAAATATATTGAATCAGATGATGATGTACTCAAATTGAAACAACAATTAGTAGTTCTACAGGAAAAAGTAAACTATCTGGACTCTATTATTAGGATGATAAACAATCGGGGATTCCAAATAAAGAATGCTTTGGATTGGTTGAAATTTACAAATGGAAATAATTAACATATCTAAAAAAAATGAAGTCTATATCAAGATAGATTCTGAAGCTTCAACTGCTCAGGAAATATGTGACCATTTTACTTTTATGGTGCCTGGCTACACATTTATGCCAGCATATCGTAATAGACTTTGGGACGGAAAGATAAGGCTTTTTAATGTTCATAACCGCCTTCTTTATGGGGGATTGTTTGAACATCTTTGTAAATTTCTCTATACCAGAGACTATAAAGTTAAGTTTGATTCAGATTTCAATAATGAAAAAATAAAGATTAAGAAAGATTGTATAGACTCATTAAAGTTACCAGTAATCCCTAGAGATTATCAGATGATTGCTGCCAACCATGCCCTGACCCACCACAAAGCACTTTTACTTTCACCAACAGCTTCAGGTAAATCTTTGATTATCTATATACTTATAAGGTATTTGAATTTGAAGACTCTTATTTTAGTTCCTACCATATCTCTTGTTTCTCAAATGTATAATGATTTTAGACAATATGGATTTGATGTAGCAAACAACTGTCATACGGTTTTTGCTGGAAGAGATAAAGGTTCTGAACTGCCCATCATAATATCAACATGGCAGTCGATTTATAAGATGCAACAAAAATACTTTGAACAATATGAACTTGTGATTGGTGATGAAGCTCATGGTTTTAAGTCAAAATCTCTCACATCTATAATGACCAAATGCATTAATGCAAAATATCGTATAGGAACAACTGGAACATTAGACGGAACACTAACACATAAATTAGTGCTAGAGGGGCTGTTTGGTAAGGTCTACAAGGTCACCTCAACAAAGAAGCTTATAGACAGTAAATATCTATCACCTTTTACTATCAAAGCAATTTTAATAAAACATCAAGATTCAATATGTCATGATCTTAGGAAAATAAGTTATCAAGAAGAACTGGATTATTTGATAAATTCTGAAGCAAGAAATACATTTATAAAAAATTTAGTTCTAGATTTAAATACTAATACACTTCTTCTATTTCGTTTTGTTGAAAAACATGGAAAGATACTTTACGATATGATAAAGGAGGAATCAAATGGTAGAACAATATTTTTCGTTCATGGAGGAACGGATGCAGATACAAGAGAACAAATTAGACATATCGTTGAATCAGAACGAAATGCAATCATCGTTGCTAGTTATGGCGTATTTAGTGTTGGCGTCGATATTAGGAATCTTCATAACATCGTCTTCGCTAGTCCTTCTAAGAGTCGGGTTAGAAATTTACAATCAATAGGTCGAGGATTACGGAAATCTAAAAAGAAAGATATAGCTACATTGTATGATATTGCTGATGATCTATCTTATGGTAGTAGTTTCAATTACACATTAGATCATTTTGAGGAAAGGAAAAAAATATATGAGGAAGAACGATTTCCTGTAGCTGAATATTTTGTACAATTGAAAACTTAATAAATAATAAATCATTTAACCCCTACACTAGTATTATATCACCTGTCAAGAGCTTTGTCAAGTGGTTGACAACAATTAGATATTATGTTATAATATATGAAATGACAACTTATAGGAGGACATATTGGCAAAAGAAAAACCAGTACATTATGTAGATAATGAAAAATTTTTGAAAGAAATGATAATATATAAGCGTGAATTTGATGAGGCTAAATCCAAAAATGAACTTCCACCAATGATTTCAGAATATCTTGGTGAGTGTTTCATGAAGATAGCACAACGACTTTCTTTTAGACCTAATTTTATAAATTATGCTTTTAAGGATGATATGATTTCAGATGGTATTGAAAATTGTGTTCAATACATAAAGAATTTTAATCCAGAAAAATCATCTAACCCATTTGCATATTTTACTCAAATTATCTACTATGCTTTTATTAGAAGGATACAGAAAGAGAAAAAACAACTTTATATAAAATATAAAACTATGGAAAGTTCACCATCTTTGTCTGAAAATGTAGAATTATCAGTAAATGATGCCGATAAAGGATATAACCAAGAAACAATGAATGCTGACCAAAAAGCAAATATGTATGATTTTATCAAAAACTTTGAAGATGCAAAGAAGGCGAAGAGACCAGCAAAAAAACCAACCAAAACCACTAACCTTGAATATTTTATGGTAGCATGAAGATAGCACTAATTAATGACACACATTTTGGAGCTCGAAATGACAGTCAAGCTTTTATGAATTATTTCAAAAAGTTTTATGAAGAAGTATTTTTCCCCACTCTAGAAGAACGAGGCATACTTAACATTATCCATTTGGGTGATGTCGTTGACCGGCGAAAATTTATCAACTGGAAAACTGTATATCAAATGAGAGAAATATTTTTTGATGTGTGTCATGGACGACACATAAATCTTCATCTAATAGTTGGTAACCACGATACATATTTTCGTAATACAAACATAGTAAATAGTTTGGATGGTCTTCGCTTAGAAGAAAATCACCAATTTCACATTTATCAAGAATCTACAGAGATTGAATTAGATGGTAATAAGTTCTTTCTACAACCTTGGATATGTGATGAAAATAAAGAACAATCCCTCAAAGCTATAGAAGAAACAACTGCTCAAATATTATTTGGACACTTAGAAGTTAAAGGTTTTGAAATGCATGCAGGTCAGTATAGTCAGAGTGGTATTGATGCAAGTATGTTCAACAAGTTTGACATGGCCTTTAGTGGCCACTTTCATCACAAGTCTGATAATGGTAACATTTATTATCTTGGTAATCAATATCAAATAACTTGGTCTGATTATAAAGATACAAAAGGATTTCATATATTTGATACAGAAACCAGAGAGATAGAGTATATTGTAAATCCATTTGAGATGTTTCATAAAATTTATTATGATGATGAAGAGATGACTCTGGAATCTATTCAAAATGATGACTATTCGGTGTATAAGGGTTGCTATGTAAAAATAGTAATAGTGAATAAAAAGAATCCATTTTGGTTCGATACTTTGATGGACAAACTTTATGCTGCTGATGTGGCTGATATTTCAGTTGTAGAAAACTTTGACCAAGATTTAGATATTGAAGATGATATGATAAATGAAGCAGAAGATACACTCACCATTCTTTCCAAATATGTCAATTCATTGAGTATAGATAATAAAAAAGAACTTGACAATTTACTAATTTCATTATATAATGAATCATTAACTTTAGAAACCTTATGTTAACATTTCCTTACAAAAAATCTTTATGGGCATCTCATATATATTGTTTTAAAGATGAAAAACATTCATCTAAAAAAGATGAACTGATAACCCATGTGTATGACCTCAAAAATCAAGGTAAAACAAGTGGTGTATCTGATATAGCTAAAAAGAATTTATTTGAATCTAAATTTGATTTTTTCAATTCTGATTTACCGGCTGTCCAAGAATTAAAATTATTCTGTGAAGAATCTTTGATGAATGCTGTTAAAGATGTGAATGGATACGATGATGATTTTATGAGCCAGTTAGTTCCAGATTTGAGAGAATCGTGGGCTCATGTAACAAACAACAATGGGTATCACGACGCACATAAACATTTAAATACTTCATGGGGAGGTATATATTATGTAAATGCTGGTGAATGTGGCATGGTTGCAGATGAAAATGGCGACTCCAGAATGAATGGTTCAAATAGATTTTATTCTCCAATTCAATATTTTACACTTGATCCAAGTATGCAATACTTGAGACACGATGTTGCTGACATTTCTCCAGAGAATGGGGTCTTAGTAATCTTTCCTGCATATCTTTTACATTCAGCAACACCATATATTGGAAAAACAGATAGAGTGGTTATATCTTTTAATTCAGTAATCAATCAAAAGACATAAAATGGAAACTTATGCAGAAAGACTGCAAAAACGAAAGGAAAACACCATGACTAATTATGACATGGATGAAATAGAACGACAAAGGGAAAGAGAAAGAATGAGTAGAGGGATTAGACCTGACTGGCCCAAGTCAGTGGAACTTGGTAAAGATGAAACCCCTTACACAGCAGTTGATATAGAACTTTCAGATGATGATTTTAAAAGGGTTGCTCTTCAAGCACATGAAAGAGATATTACTTTCAATAAGATGGTAGGACTCATATTGAAAGATGGGTTACGATCTGTAGAACATAGATTTGAACATGGTAATAAACCTCAACTTCTTAATGAGGATAAGTGATACAATTTGAAATTATTCGTTGGAAGAACTTTTTAAGTACTGGCAACGTTTTTACTGAAGTAGCACTTAACAAAAATTCAAATACTCTGATAATTGGCGACAACGGTGCGGGGAAGTCTACTATACTAGATGCTTTAACTTTTGGATTATTTGGTAGACCATTTAGGTCAGTCAATAAGGCACAACTTATCAATTCCATAAATCAAGGTGGAACTGTTGTAGAAATTGAATTTAGTATTGGTAGTAAAAAATATATAGTAAAAAGAGGTATAAAGAAGAACTTTTTTCAAATATATTTGGATGGTTCTCTTTTAAATCAAGACGCAGCTGTTAGAGATTATCAAGAATTTCTTGAGAAAACTGTTCTAAAATTAAATTATAAGTCTTTCACTCAGATTGTTCTTTTGGGTAGTTCTACTTTCATTCCCTTTATGCAACTCAAAACTTCTGATCGTAGAGCTATCATTGAGGATCTTCTTGACATTGAAATTTTTTCTGTAATGAATCAACTTCTCAAAAGTAAAGTTGTTATTAACAAAGATAATACAGGAACGGTTGATATTTCACTTGGATTGGCTAGAGGGGAAGAGAAATCGACTAAACATTTAATTGAAAAGCTTAAAGAAAATAAAACTTCTCAAATTAAAAAAAATAAAAAAGATATAAAAGAACATGAAGATTATCTGGAAGATTATAAAAAGAAAAATACAGGAATTGATCAAGAAATTGAAAAATTTCATGTCTCTATATCTGATGAATCTAAAGTAAGAGAAGAAGTTAAATCATTACTTACTTATAAGAGCGATATTGAAAGAGGTATTCTTCAATCTGAAGAAGACATAGAGTTTTACGAAAATAACAAAGAGTGTAATGTATGTCGGCAAGATATACCAGAGGATTTTCGTGAAAAAATGATTGAACTTTTTCATGGTAAGATGCACCAGATGAGCAGTGGAGTAGTTAAATTGGGTGAGAAACTTAGTGAAATGAAACATAGAACTGATGATATTGATAGAATTCTTAAAAAAATACAAGGGTTTAAAAATGATATAATAAAAAATCAAAACAGTATCCAAGTATGTACTCAATATATCAATAAGGTTTCTAATCAGAATGATGAAATATCACAAATGATAGATGATATAGATATTAAGAAATCTGCACTTGAAAGTATAAAAGAAAATATTGAGGTATATACTGAAGAGAGGGAAAGTTTATCAAAAGAAAAACATCTGTATGAATTAGCAACAACTCTTCTTAAAGATACAGGAATCAAGACTCGTATTATTAAACAGTATCTTCCAATTATTAATAAACTGATAAATAAATATTTGTCAGCGATGGATTTTTACATCACATTTGAACTTGATGAAAATTTTAATGAAACTATAAAATCAAGACATCGCGACGAATTTACTTATGCCTCTTTTAGTGAGGGGGAAAAAATGAGAATAGATCTTGCTCTTCTTTTCACTTGGAGAGCTGTCGCTAAACTCAAGAATAGTGTAAATACCAATTTATTAGTACTTGATGAGGTGTTTGATAGTTCACTAGATGCTTCGGGTACAGATGAATTTTTGAAAATACTTTATGATTTAACACATGGTACTTCTTCAAACATAAACGTATTTGTTATAAGTCATAAAGGTGAAGTGCTATATGATAAATTTGAAAAAACGGTAAAATTTCAAAAACAAAAAAACTTTTCAACATTGGCTGCATAATGTCTGATATAATAACTGTTGGTGGTGACTTTACACCCAAAACCACATACGAATTTAAAAAAGATGATTCTGAGCTCTCTCTTAGAAAATTAGATTTACTTCCAGAAGATCATCCAATTTTACACAAAGAACCTCTTACTTGGATTTTTGACCCACCACAAGCTGACCCCAAACGTATGTACATGATAATGCTTGAAAACATGGTTTATCATCATGGACTAGGATTATCTGCCAATCAGATAGGAATGCCAGTAAAAGTTTTTGCAATGAGAATAGATGAGAGTGACAATGCAATAGTGTGTTTTAATCCAGAAATACAGAAAGAATCAGAAAAAATGGTAAGGATGACGGAGGGTTGTTTAAGTTTTCCATCGTTGTATCTGAACAAAAGAAGGCCTAAAGAATTGTCCGTTAGCTATCAGAATGCAGATGGAGATTTTATCGATGCTCATTTTGAGGGATTAGCTGCAAGAGTTTTCCATCATGAAATGGATCACATGATGGGTAAAACTTTTTTAGATGGAGTTAGTAAAATTTTATTACAATCAGCTAGAAGAAAACAAAAAACATTAATAAGAAAGGCAAAAAAAGATGGAAGAAGAACTCCATATTGAAAAACATGGTTCTTTACGAAAATCAAAACGATTGATTAATAAACGTGAAAGACTTCAAATAAAGAAATATTTAAAGGGAGATTCACCAGAAGATTTTGTTGATGAGAATGATGACACCGATGATATAGAATATGAAGAAATATCATATAAAAATTAAAGACAAAGTAGTTCATAGAACAGATGATATGAAGAAAGCATTACAAGTAATTGCTAAGATATTTCGTGATGGTCATGGAGAAGTATCTCTTCATGGTGGTAAAATAGGAAAATGGAGATAATGACATGCCATTATATGATTTTGAATGTGAAGACTGTGGTTACATTGAAGAAATACTTACAAGTTCCGCAGGGAACGCTGAGATAGTTTTAACGTGTCCAGAATGTGAGAAAGAAACTATGAAAAGGAAAGTAGGTCTTAGTAGCTTTCAACTAAAAGGTGGTGGTTGGTATAAAGATGGTTATACCAAAAAACCAGAAAAACCACCAGAAAAACCAGAATAATATATATGAAATAGAGATGTTGGGTCTAGGTATAGCGCAGATGACGACTGACTAACTCCTAGCCGGCGAGATTAGTCCCTTGCTTAATAGAACTCACATCGGTAATGTACAACCAGAAACATTTTCTTTATATTCTGAAAATGTGAGTAAGTTTGGATTAGCATCTCTACTCATATAAAAAATGAAATATTTGATAATCATAAATACTTCTGTTAGAATTTAAGTTGTAACCTTAATCATAAGGAGTTCCCCCCAATGTCCTTTACATTTCAGTTACCCACTTATCAAGTAGAAACTAAAACAAGTTCTACATTATATCCATCCCCCACAGAAGCAAACAATCATTATCAAAAATTTGTAGATAAAAATGTCCCCTGTGAACTGTATGAAGATGGACAATTACAAAAGGAATTTAAACCAAATTAAAAGAGTTTATTATGAAAAGTGAAAAAGGAGTAAGTAAATTACTCTTTCAATATGAAGAAGACAAAACTTTAGCAGAAGTGATGGAGTATATCGCAGGAACTTACTCTGAACATTATGGCGACCAAAAATTTCAGATTCAGGACGTATTTGAGCAAATGGATATTGCTGAAGAATTCGTTAGAGGTGCCGCGATGAAATACCTGTTTCGTTTCGGAAAGAAAAATGGAAAAGATCGGAAGGATCTTTTAAAGTGCATACATTATGTATGTTTATTATATCACTATTCATTTAAAGCCGGAAGGGCAAAAAATGAGAATCATTGAAGACACTAAGCTCGATTTTGCTGATGTGCTCATATCCCCCAAAAGATCACAACTTACCTCTCGTAAGGATGCCGATCTCACAAGACAATTTACCTTTAAACATTCACGCCACAACTGGAGTGGTAACCCCATAATTGCATAAAACATGGATCACACAGGCACCATCGCCATGTGCCATGTTCTTATGGAATACCCCATGCTTACAGCACTATGTAAGTTTGTCGAATCTACAGAATGGGGATGGAACAAGAACATAATAAGAACAATTGGATTAGATCAAAATCTAGACAATTTACCTTATGATTCTGACACAGCGCCATGGATTTGTCTTGATGTGGCGAATGGATATACAGAACGATTTAATGATTATGTTACATTGATGAGAGAACACGAAGCAACCAAAAGAAAAATAATCATAGCAGGAAATGTATGTACACCAGAAGCCACGGAGCAGATACTCCTTGCCGGTGCAGATATTGTGAAAATTGGTATTGGGCCAGGGAGCGTATGTACGACACGCAAAATGACTGGCGTAGGATATCCACAACTTTCAGCAACGATAGAGTGTGCCGATGCAGCTCATGGTCTAGGAGGACATATTATCACAGATGGTGGTTGTACTGTAGTAGGAGACATAGCAAAGAGTTTTGGTGCTGGAGCAGACTTTGTGATGTTAGGAGGAATGTTAGCAGGTCATTGGGAATGTGCATGGGATGATGAAGAAGAATATCCAGAAGGTACAGGTACAATGACATTTTATGGTATGTCTTCTGAAGAAGCTCAAATTAAATATTACGGAGAAAAACAATCTCATCGTGCAGCAGAAGGAAAGAAAGTTCAAGTACCTTTCAAAGGCCCAGTTAAGAATACAATAGAAGAAATTTTGGGGGGTCTAAGAAGTGCTTGTACTTACGCTGGAGCCAAAACTATAAAATCATTACCCAAGTGTACTACATTTGTTAAAGTTAACCGTCAATTGAATGAGGTGTTTTCATGAAAAAACTATGGTATGATTGGAAAGAAATGCGAAGAGATGTGAATACTCTTTGTAGGGATATTGTTCTCGCTAAATTTGATCCCGATGTTATAGTGGGAGTTTCAAGGGGAGGACTTTTACCAGGCGTTATGATGAGTCATTGGATGAAAAAACCATTTAAACCAATTAAAGCAGCATTAAGAGATTTTCCAGAATGGGAAGATTATTTACCAAGAAAAACAGATAAGCGTGTTTTAATTGTTGATGATGTTTGTGATTCTGGTGAAACATTTCATAAGATTAGAGATTATATTACAGGGCCAAGAAAAGGAAATCCATTGGAAATTCAATGTGATGTTCGATTTGCGGTTTTGTGGTGGAATAATGAGTGTAATTTTGAACCTCATTATTATGCACAAGAATGTGCAAAGGATTCAGAAGATATCTGGATTCATTTTCCTTGGGAGCATTGGTGGAATACTCCTGTTTAACAATTTAACTCGGAAGGAGTTAGTATGAAAAAAATAATTGCCCTAGTGGCGATAGTTGCAATGTTTGCAGCTTTTAGTATAAGTGTAGTTGGTAAAAAATTACCTTCAATTGGTTATGTTTTGGTGGGGCCACATACTGATGGTGGATGGTCAATGAGACATCATCAAGGATTTCAATCATTGAAAAAACATGGTTATAAAGTTGGTATGGTTGAAATGGTGCCAGAAGCCGAATCAACAAAAATATTCAACAAACTTGCACGAAAACATGATATTGTATTTGCAACCTCATTCGGTTATATGGATGGAATGGAAAAAGCTGCAAAGAAAGCACCAGATACAATTTTCTTACACGCCACAGGATACAAAGGCAATGATACTAACTTTGATAACTATGGATGTATGAGTTATCAAGCACGATACCTTACTGGTGTTGCTGCTGGAATGATGACTAAGACAAACAAAATTGGTGTGGTAGGTTCACATCCAATTCCAGAAATCATTCGTAACATTAATGCAATTGCACTTGGTGCAAGGTCAGTTAATCCAGATGCAGAAGTTAATATTGTTTGGATTAATAGTTGGTTCGATCCACCTAAAGATATGGATGCGGCCAAAGCGTTAGCAG